TAAAGATGCCTACTGCTTGGACCAAGAAGAAAAAACTGGAACAAAATGGTCAGTATTGCGATAACAATGTAGACCTAGACAACTATCAGAAAGCTATCTTAGACTCTCTGAATGGTGTCTTATACTTAGATGATCGCCAAGTTGTTAAGATAATGACTGTCAAGAGATGGAGTGATACTCCAAATATTAAAATAGAAATGATACCTACAGGAGAAAAATGGAAACACTTACCAGAGATGAATTAATAGTAGAACTTGCTAAAGATTATGGAAAAAGAGCAAGAGTATTAGGCCTTAAATTTGAAGAGGCTTATGACAAGTATGTTAAGAGATGTAGTGTAAGAACATATGAGAATCTTCTACAACAATTTACTGTTGGTAATTTATCGGATCCTGTAAAAATTAAACCCGTATTAAATGATAACGAATATATTATATCTGCCCCATCAGAAGATGACTGCGAAGATGGTGTTTGTAAGTTGTAATATTTTAATCAATGTATAATAAGTGTATTACAAATTATAGGAAATCAATATGGCAAAGGGAAATGTGATACACCAAATAAATATAAAAGTTAACTCTAAGGATTTAGCTTTGATTGATGCTAAAGCAGATAAGCTTGGTATATCGAGATCAGCTATGATTAAGATCTTTGCTATTAATGGTGAACTGACTGTCCAGATGGCCCAACAACTACAAAAGCCAGTAAGTTAAAGGCCCTTAAACATGCCTTGGTTCATTAATGTTCCAAGATTTATCTGATAAGGTTTTCCTTCTCCCTCTCTTGTACCTCCTTGTTCATATGCAAATTTTCCTAAATTGTTTAAAAAACCATCAGGGTCTTTCATATTTGCATAATCATGAGTCCAGTCATATGTGTCAGTAAGAACATACTCACCAATATCATTTTGTACAATATTAAATGAGCCAAGTGTATTTCTAAGTTGTCCATAGGGTGTAGTTATATGATCCATGCCGCCAACAAAATCACCGCCATATTTATTAACCATACTTTGATCTTTTTTTAAGTCTATCTGTCCAGGGCCTTCGTTAGCAACAATTTTTCCGAGCAAATCTAGTGTACTTGATGAAAAATCATCAGCACTTATAGATGTTCCACGAGTCATAATATTGTCAATGTATTTTCTAGGTGCTAATAACATACCATCTAATTTATCAACAGGATGATTGTCATATAATTTTCTAATAAAATCGTGCATTACAAACTAATTCTTTTAGTTGGTTTTAGATCAACATATTCTTCTTTTTTAATTGGATCGTATTCTTTAGTCTTTGGATTGTAGACTAGGCTTGGTTGTTTTACCCATCCAGGTTTGGTTCCATATAACTTGATAGCTTCATCATATCCTTTCTTAGTTTGCCAATGCTTGTCTTTCTCATTAACACTCCAATTACCCCCTTCATCTTGCTTGTATCCTCTTTTTTCTTGTGTTTTAGGGGCCTTGTAACCTTTTAAACCTCTACCTTCATTAGCAAGATCTTTAGCTACATCTTTACTTACTTTTTCTTTATGATCTTCATCTTTCATAATCGAACCATCTGGCATAACATGTGAGCCTTCTGGAACTTTCTTAGTTTGTTTTTTTGCTAAAGCAATAAGTTTTTGATCAGATGAATCTAGCTCGCCTGGCGAGCCTTTCTCAGTCAACATACCTTTCTTTTCATCTTCCGCTTTCATTCTATCTAGGTACCTTTGGAAACCTTGTATTTTAAAATCTGACAAGACTGCTTTAAAAACATTTGGGTCATCTGTTTCTTCAAAAACATCTGGATCCATTTCTTTTAAATATCTTGACATCATTTTTTTATACTTATCCATAATTTTCCTTTAATTTACTGCAAAAGACTCATCTTCTTTTGTAAGAGGTTGTTTCATTAAGTCAGCTATGTAAGCTCTGTCTAATTTAAGTTGTTTTCTCATTGGGCCATTTTTTGATATATTTAGACCTTTATCAATGTTAGATAAAATTGAACCTAATGCCCTTTTACCACTCAATGTAAGAGTACCAGATGTTAAAGCCAGACCAACTCCATAAGTTATACCAATTCCAGTTAAAGGAACAGTCAAAAATTGAGCGGCACCAAATGCACTCATACCACCCATTACAGCAATAGTTCTGTTTAATGCTAATTGTCCATCTACAATAGGTGAAAGATTTTGAAAAATTTGTGAAATTCTATTATTACCTTCTTTAACAGCTTTTAAATCTAAAATATTTTGTGCGTTCCATAAAGCATGTTGTTCTTTTAAACTTTGTTTTACCTGTACATTTGTACTAGAAACTCTAGATTCTATTAAATCATTAATAGATTTTCTTACTGCATTAGCTACATCGTTAGTTGGATTCATTACAGTAGGATCAAACAAATTATCTGCTAGTTGTTTATTTATTAATTTATCAAATTTTTGTCTTGCTTTTAATAATCCTGCTGGAGAATTATTCATTTCACTTATAATTTTGTACGCAGAATTTAAAGTATTTGTTTTGATATTTTCCATTGCAGCATCGCCTTTAATGTAATTAATATCACCTAATAAATCATCAACTCTTTTTGCTAATTCTATTTGTGTTCCTTCTGGAAAATTCCAACTAATGTCTGTGTTTTCAAGATCATCCATTAATTTTTGTGCTTTATTTTTATTGTGAGTCCTTACAGCGTTAGCTGTATTTACTATTGTGTCTTTACTTTTAACACCAGGAATATTTGTAACTAAATTATTTCTAAATAATTCAAATTCATTTTCTTGTATTCTTTGTAGGCCTAAAATACCTCTTTTTTCACCTAAGTTTTTTCCAGCAATATTAATGTTTTTAATATCTTTTACTCTGTCTGTAGTTTTTTCTGGTTGCAATAAGTCATTAACTCTATTTTTTGTAGATGTTGTTATTTGTTTTGCAGTCGACTCTTCTAAAGCACCAGTAACATAAGTTCCAGCATAAGTGTTAGTAGGTCTAGGCTCTAAATCTCTTTTCTTCTTTCCTAAAGGAGTAAATAAAACACCTAAATTAACAACACCGCCTATAATTTTTGCATATTCTGGATATTTGTTTTCAAATTTTTTCCAATGTCCTTTGCCTTTTTGCAAAGATTTTAAACCCTCTTGTCCAACAGCTGTATCTGCCATAAATGTAAAACCTGTTTTTATAGCATCTTTAACTGGATCTTCGATTTCGTTAGGAATTATAACGCTTAAACCATTTAATGCTAAAGAACCTGTTTCTGCTAAAACATCAACACCTACTCCAATGCCAGTAGCAGCGGTAGCAAAGTTTGCTTTTACAATACCAGAATCGCCAGATTCGTAACTTTTAACTGTATCATCAAGTGCTTTTTTTCTTTTAGCCATAGAATCAGCTATACCATTTACATAATCAGGTATTAGTTCAGCACCTTCTGTAGGTTTGTAAGTAATTTCTTTTCCAATACTAATTCCTTGTACAGGAGTATTATCAGGAATTATTTCATCACCAATAGAAAAACCTTCTGGCAAATCTTCTTGCATGTATTTAGGATCTAGACCCATACCTTCCAAAGCATTTCTAGCTATACCTTTATAATCAAATAAAGGGTTAAATGTTACTGCCATTATTCGCCTCCTTTAGGATTTAACAATCTTTGTAAATCATCAATAGAAATTTCTCTATTGTCTGGAGTATAATATCTTCCATCCCAAGTATGATATCCAGTAATTTCACCATTTAACAATATTGGTGAAACGCCTTCAGCAGGTCTATTCCAAGTGCCTTTATACATTTCTGGTGGTTCTTTTAACATGCTTAATTTTGCTTCTTGTAATTTTTGCATAGAGGCATCACTACCATCATTTTTAATATTTCTTTGTAGCATAATATAATTATCTAAACTACCATTATTTATTCTTTCGTTGTATTTTTGTATTGCTTCAGCAGCTATTTCTTGTCTTAATCTTGTAAGTCGTTTAATGGCTTCTTTGTCCATAGTTCTTACACCTGTCATAACAGATATTAAGAAATCTCTTTCAGCAGGAGTATCTAGTCCTCTAGCACCAATACCTAAAGTCTTAATCATTCCAAATACTTGACTACCTAATAATGCTTCTAAATATTGATCTTTACTGACATCATCTTTATTAACATCTTTACCAAAGAGTTTAACAACTTGGTTACCTATTCTTTTTAAATTTGTTATATATGTAGCACCAATTCCAGTTGTTACACCATCATCATCTAATAATTTAAACACTTCATTTGTATTAGTCAAAGTTCTCATTGCAGGTGCAACACTATCTATAAGTGCTAAATCTTGTGCAGCTGTTAACTCACCAATAGTTTTTCCATAAGCCTTTTCAGCATTATCATTTATGGCATTTTCAATAGTGATTTGCATAGCATCACCATCAAAAAAACCTGCTTGAACAAGTTCTTCTCTTCTTTGTGGGCTAGATTGATCCCAAACAGCTAGTTTTTCACTAAATGCTGATGGTGTTCCTGCTGCTGGTGCGTTTTCAACTCTGTCATATTCACGAAGTCCATTAGCCCTTCCTGCTGCAATAATTTCTTCTTCAGATAATCTATTTGCATTATTTAATGGTGAAGAGTTTTCTACTCTTAATTTTTGTGTTTCAGTAGCAATGTAACCCTCTATTACTGCTTGTTGCACTTGATCGTCTAAACCCATAGACTCTGGAGTTTTTACAACACCTGGAAACACTTCAGATCCATCATCAACATATCTTTGTATATCATTACGATCTGTTAATATTTTTCTTTCTGGAGTAGAAGATATGATTTCATTAGCCATAGACATAGCGGTATTAGCTTCTTCATAAAGTTCAGCACCATTTAACAATCTAGCTAAATTTTTAAAATCTTCAGCAGTTTCAGGCATAGGAACTTGTCTTCTAATTTCTTCTAGTTTTTGCATTCTAGCCATTCTAGGGTCAACTGGTTCCTCTTGACCTGTCAACATTCTACCTAGAGAAGCATAGGTTTGACCTCTTTGATCACCAATACCACCAGCACGATACATCATTCCAGCACCTTTTGTACTAGCTAAATTGACAGCATTGTTTATATTTGACTGTTGTTGTGCCGCTTGTTCATCTGCCATTAATTGTTGCAGACCAAACATATCGTTACTGTATGCCATAGTTATTCCTTTATCCTATTAGATTTCCTAAAAATTTACCAGCTACTCCACCAATTCCTGGTGCAACTGTGTTTCCTACTGCACCAAATATACTTCCCCAAAAATCACTTTTACCTTTTGCTTGTTGTTGATCAGCATAAGCTAATTGATCATTTAATCTTGTACTTGCATCTGAAACATTGCCTAAATTACCTGTTGCATTTATTGCAGGAATGTTAAGATAACGATTGGTTTTATCTTCTACACCTGTAAGCATATTATATTGGCCAGTTGACCTAGCTAAATTACTATCAATAAGTGATTGTGATTGATCAAAAGCTTGATTCATGGCAGCTAATTTAAGTCTATTAGTAGAAGCATCAGTATTCATTTGATTAAGCATTTGTTGTGTAGATGAAGCACCTGTGTTTAATTCCCTTGCTTTTCTTAATTGATTAGCTACTGCTAACTCTTCTTCATATATGCTCATTAAATCACCGTATCTTGATTTTTGTGCATCTCTCCAACCACCAGCTGCTAAATCTTCTGCTTGTTGCCCAAACATACCTTGCCTTCTTATAGCATCTTCTCTGATTTGTGTATTAGCAGCATCAGCCTCAGAGGTATAAGAATATGTACCATCTGGGTTTTGCCTATATCTAGTAGTTCCACCAACAAAATTAACATCTGGTGTTGTTTTTTTAAATATATCTTCTCTAAGACCTTCTTGATAATTTAAATCAGCTTGACCATATTTTCCAGGATCTCTGTTAGCACCAACCATATTTCCTAAATTTGATAAAAACTGACTACCACCTCTAGGAGTAATGCCATTTTGCCTATTTAAATTTGTAAGAAACTTTGAGTTCATACCACCAGCAGCATTTCCAGAACCCCTAGTTCTATTTCGATTTGCAGACCTGCCACTACCAACTGCAACTCTGTTAAATCTTTCATTTGCATTAATTGCCATCTTAATCTCCTATGCTGTGCGTTTCCACATATAGACTACTATATATGGTTGTAAGTTATTGTGTGCTCCACCGCCACCTGTTGAACTTGTAGTTGAGCTTCCCCAATCATCATCATCTGTGCCACCACCAAAATTGTATGGACTAAGTGAATTTGAAACTGCTGAAAAACCACTAGGTCTGCCACTTCCACTACTGCCTCCGTGAACAGAATTATGATTATGTGATGGAATTTCAGAAGTTGTAAGTGTATGTGTTTTAGTACCACCTGTTTCTTCTACAGTATCAAAGTCTGAATCTCCAGAGTTAATACCTACCATCACTTTACCTGCACCAAAAGCTGCCCAAGTACCAACACCTAATAAAGTAGCAGGATTAGTTGCTACTACTGAAGTGTATATTGAACCTACTGGATAAGCTAAAGCATTAACTGTAGCTGCTGTAACTGTGTTTTGCACAAAAGCTGTAGTTGCTACTTGAGTTGTATTAGTTCCTGTACTTGCTGTTGTTGCACTAAATGCTTGTGAGGCACTACCTGCTAGATCAGCCTTAGTATTAACTGCTGTTTGTACTGCTGTAAACTCAGTATTAAAATCTGCACCAGATATTACTTTTCCTGCATCGGAATCTGCTAGTGCATCTTTGCCAGACCATCCGACAGCTATAGTATAGTTTGCCATTATCTTATCTTTCCTTGTTTATGTAATAAAGTTAAATCTTGTAAAGAAGCATCAAATCCGTTTGATTCAATATCTATCTCTAGTTTAAGGTTTTTTGCCGAACCAGTTAACGGTGTTTTGTATTCATGTAATCCATATATAGGTTTGTAAGTTACACCAGATTTACCATACAAAGATGTACTCGCACCCCACAAAGCTGTACTACCTGTAGTTGTAGGATTTAAAGTTATAGAAGTAGTTTCAGATGGACTTGGACTATAATCTTTATACCATTTTAATCCTAATGTTGCTCCAGAACCACCTTCTAAAACTAAAAACAATCTTTTTAAAAATGAAGCTGCTATAGACTCACCTAAATTAATCCATGTTGTTGCTATACTACTTGTATAAGAACTATAACTATAAGTTGATGCTCCTGCTAGATCAGTATCATAATATCCCTCATAACCTGCTAAACCACCATCTTTCTGACCGACAAGCAAACCATATGTTTCTGTATAAGATAAACTTGTTGGCTCTCTGTTATTATCAAAAGTCCAAGTTGTTATTCTTGGTGCATTATTAGGTGTGAAATGTTTAAAATCAAACACATAAGTAATGTTTTTATCAACAAATGACATTATGTAAATACCTTCGTTTTCAACATAAACACTTTTAACATTTGAACTTTGTCCAATATTTCTAATTAAAGTATCTTTAATGTTTACACTTAGATCAGTTAAAGGCAGTTTATCTTTTTCAGTTGTTCTTCCTAGCGACCTAAGACCTGTATTAGATAAAAATACAAGATCATCACCAATGGCTTGAACTGTATCTCTTGATACAAGACCAACACCTCTAATAACTTCATTAAGTGCAAGTGATCCTACTGTTTCTGGCCTGTCATATATAACAATGTTGTTTTTACCAAATATAACTAACTTGCCATAAAAAGGTGCAATAGCAATAACATCATCAATACCCCAAACTTTAGACAAATCTATTAAACCTGCATCTCCACCTGTCCAGTCATCACCATCTAACAAGTTTGAATAATAAACAACATCTGGTGATTCTGCTACACCACCTGCCCATATTCTTCCGTAATAACCCATTCCACAAGTAGGTTTAAATTGATTAGAAGAAACGGTTGATGGTTTAGTTGCATGTGCTGTCCACCTAGACCCAGAACTTAAACTACCATCGTATCTTTGTGGTTCTATACCAGCATGAAAACAATGTAATCTGTCGTTAAAATTTACAAACTGCCAGTTACCAGAACTACCTGATACAGTATGTTTAACATCAGCACCACTACTAGGAAACGCTGATGCTGGTGAAGTAAAATCAACAACATAAATACTTGTGCCATAACTAACAACAATTTTATTTGTACCTTGATCGTCATGCTCATGTATAGATGCTATAGATGTGCCTGATGGTGCTACTTTTTGTTTTAAACCTTTTCTAAAAGCAATACGACCAGACTCTCTAATTACTACATTTTCAGCTTTAACTAAATAAGATAAATCTAAAGAAGCAGGGTTACTTTGTGTATTTAACCCATTTAACCCAATATCAGTTAAAGATTGATATGATATTTGTTTTGCCATTATCTAAAATTTAATCCTGTTGCGTATTGACTACTATGGTTTTCATTTACAAACCAATCTGATTCGTATTTTGTATTACCACTATCTAATATGATTGCCTGTTTAAGTGCTTCATTAGCTTCTTGAGCCATTAAACTAGATTGCGTTCCACCATCTTCACCTCTTTCTGATATTGCCCTAGCCCATGCTCCAAGAATAACTGGTTGAGCAGGAACTTTAAGCACAGTTGTTGCATCTGTTAATTTATCTTGATATTTAACTATATCAAATGAAATAGTATGTGCCTCAGTAGGAACTGGTGAAAAATCTATTTTTAAATTATTAGAACTATCACTACCATTAAAAGCATAATATAAAGGCTCACCAGTATCGTCTGTAGGGTATTTTACGGTGTTAATATACTGTTTGCTTACCTGATGTAAATGAAGTCCTGTATC